AGATTTATATGAAGAGCACATAAATGCTGTTAATTCTGAGGTCATGAAACTATGGGAAAAAGGATTTCTAAACCTTGACCTATTGATTAAAGATCCAGTAATCACCCTAACTCCTAAAGCCTTAGACGCAAAAGAGGTAGAAACTCTCTCTAGGCAAGAGAAATGGTCCCTATTAGAAATAATTAGGTTGCTTCAGCGCAAAGGCTGATATAATGGTTATATGATAAAAGAAGGCGATTTTGTTGTGGGCAAAACCAAAGAAGGCATTGTCCACGGAAAAGTTGAGCATATAATGATAGAGGGTGGAACTCTTGGCACTCCTGGATCAGAGTATGCCCTTGAATCAATGCCGCCAGAAAATCCTGCAATGGCTGTAAGGGTATATGAAAAAGAAGATGACGAGTGGGAAGAAACTGCCTATAGCATTGGTATGATGTATAAAGATGCAGAATTATTTGATATTAAAAGCCAATCAATGGAAGATAACGATGAAGAAGAAGAGGAATCAGGCATGGACGCTTATGACAATTCTATAGGTAAAGCAAAGAAACCTAATTATGGCGCAATGATTAAGCCAAGAAAAGGTGGAAGTACTCCATCAAACCCAAAACTGTATGCAAGAGTAGTACAAGCAGCAAAAGATAAGTTTGAAGTATATCCATCTGCTGTAGCAAATTCCTGGGTAGTTCAAGAATACAAGCGTCGAGGTGGAACATATAAGTTTGATTCAGCACCAGAAACAAAAAGTGTTTGGAATGGGTCTTTTGATCCTAAAGGATTTATAAAGTAATGCCAAAGAAAAAAGCAGGATCATTTAATTCAACACAAATTAAAGATGGTAAAATTGTTCGCTTAAATAAAAACGGAACAATTAAATCAATAATTGGTGACTATCTTGTTAAACATAAGAAGGGTGATAAGTAGTGGCAGACACATACGCACCAACTTCTGGCATGAAGGCTGCTGCAAGGCGTGCTTTAAAGTGGAAAGAAGATGGTAAAGCAACTGGAGCAGGAACACCTGTAGGTTGGGGAAGAGCAACAGATATTGTTAATGGATCTGCAATGTCTCTTAGCACTGTTAAAAGAATGTTTTCTTTTTTTTCTCGTCATGAGGTAGATAAAAAAGGTAAAGGGTTTTATGATGGTCCAGAATTTCCTTCCAATGGCAGAATCATGTGGGATGCTTGGGGTGGAGATGCAGGATTTTCGTGGAGTCGTGCAATAGTAGAACGAGACAAGAAAAAGGCGCAAGAACTTTGGACAGATAGTCCATTTAATTTAAGAAAAGGGTAGCAATGGAAAATTTAGATGCTAAAGAACTAATGGAATTAGTTACATTTTATAAGCAAAAAGCACATGACACAGAGTTTGGGTTACTACAAACACAACTTAAATACAATAAATCTCTGTCATTTATAGAAGAACTAAAGACTGTTATAAAGAATTATGAAGAAGAAATAAAAAACATTGCTCAGGCCTACGAAGAAAAGGTTACAACCTTTCAGGAGTCTGAAAAATTTTTAGAGCAGCAAATAGCAGATCTTCTTGCTCCAAAACCAAAAGCCAGAAAACCTAGATCTTAGGCTAAACTAAATGCTATATGTCATCACCTTCGTCTTGACAATAGTTGCTTCCTGGTCTATAATTAGAATAACAACTAAATATAGGAATAAAAAATTTAGTAAAACATTGTATAGGCAAAGTGATTTGCATCGTATAATGAAACGCTTTTTTTCTCAAGAAGTATTGAGTAATAAAAAAGTTAATTCACAATTAAACAAACATAAAGAAAGTAAAATGATAAAAGTTGTCATCTTACATAATAAAGCATACTGGGTATCTAATAATAAGTTTTATATTTCTGATGCTGTTGAAGGTAATCCAATACCAGAAACTGCACAAGAGTTAGATACCCAAACAATGTCAAACAAAGAAATTGAAAAAATGTTATCTATACTAGATAGCCTTAATGACGGAGATACTAATGATCGTGGCAGTTCAGGGAACAAAAGAATTTAACGACTACAATGTTTTTATTCGTGCTATGGGTGTTGCCATGTCTGGAATGAAAGAAGAAGATACAGAGTTTACTATTTATTCAGTAGGCCCTGCAAGAATTAACTCAATGGTTTCTGAATTCACTAATCTCTCAGAAAGAGGAATGAAGGCAAGAGGAAAAAAGATTAAATTCTATAAGGCTCATAGTTCATGGATAGAAGAAAACATATCTTATATTAATTACTTTGCTTTTTTGAGTGCTGCAAATCAATCGCAGTCAAAACTAATAAGTGTTGCAGAATCAAACAATGTTGAAGTAGGAATATTTAGATATTAAGGGGAGAAAATGTTAATCACAGATTTAAAAGTAATGGAAAAGATTGTTTCAAAGAATGACAATTTAAAGTGGGTAGGTTGGGATGTTCTAGAACTCAAGAGAAGTAATCTTGGCAGAACAGACATTAATGGTATTCGTATCAATGATCAATGGTACATTAAGAAAGATATCAAACTTACTGACAAAGGTTGGGAAATATCAAACAAGTATAGGATGTAAGCCATGAAGCAGCATTTATGGAAAGATGATGCTCCATGCAAAGATTTAGATACAAATATATTTTTTGATGATTATGAAGAAGATCTTAATAACAGGCTTATGGTTGATGCATTTTGTATGTCATGCCCATTAGTATCAAAATGTTTTGCTGTAGGTGTATCTGGAAAAGAGTGGGGAGTCTGGGGCGGGGTATATCTTGAAGATGGAAAACCTTCTAGAGAATTCAACAACCATAAGAGTAAGTCCGATTGGGCAGACACTTGGCAAACATTGACAATGGATAAATAATGTATACAGATTCTATGCGTAGGGCTTTTCACAGTGTTCGTGCCCCAAAAGGTTTCGGTGTTAATATTATTGACAACGACCACTTTCTTACGATAAAATTAGATGAAAGACACTTTGCTGGGTTGGTTCATGATGAAAAAATAGCAGCACTACAATATGTAGTACAGTTAAAAAAAGCACTTGAAATGGAAGGCGCAATCGTATTGGTAACAAGAGAGGCACTTAAATGATTAAACATTGGCTTTTAGTTATTAGATGTATGATTACAAATCATAACTATGTTAGTGGTGGATCTTGTCCATTTACAGGCAAGACATATAGAGCATGTACTAAATGCACAAAGTTGGTGCCACTATGAAACAAGATGTTGCAATCGTAATACTGCTTACGCTATCAATCTTTTTTTTAATAAGTTATTCTTTACTTCTAAAAAAGTTTATTGATATTAAAAACAGAGCAGCCAAATTAGTTTTTGATAACTTTACATTAGAAAAATTAATAGAATTACAAAATGATAAAGATCTAAAAACAGGTGAAAGCGTTCATAAAGAAAACTTTATTAAGTTTGTAAGTGAATCAAGAGACTGGGCATTTTCTTATATAGAAGAAGTTCAAGGAGGTCTATCAAAATTTATTGAAGATGTAGATGCTTATATTGAATATTTTGATAAGTATAGTGATGTTATTTCTGTAGAAAGACCAGACTATGCAGCCATGAAACAAATATCTAAATCTTATAAAGAGTTAAAAAAACTACTACCAAAGGAAGAAAATAAATGAAAGATATTGTTTTATCAATATTGACAGGATTTGGATGTGGTATTGTATTCGCAGCATTTAAACTACCAGTGCCAGCGCCACCAGTATTTTCTGGGGTTGCTGGTATTATTGGGCTTTGGGCGGGATATGTGATTCTTAGCAAGTATATGGGATAATAGATTATGGAATTTTATTACTTTGGTGGTTATACTTATGACTCCTATATAACAAAATTACACTTGCATGGTTTTGATGGAGTAATGTTTACATATGATGCTGGACAAGGAGATCTATTTACTTTAATTGCAAGAGATATGAAAAGTTATCAAAAAATTAAATATTTAGTTGCAATAAGACCTTATACTATTTCCCCCCAATATCTTTGCATGATAAAAGAATCTCTTAATGCAATATCACCAAATAGAATACAAATAAACTTAATATCAGGTAAGATAAAAGAGCAAGAAAAAAAATATGGAGGTATCCTAGGTGATGTTAATGACTTATCAAGTCATGTAGATCGATCTAATTACTTAATTAAATATGTAGAAGAATTAAATCAAATGGGTGGAAACTCTGGTTGGTTTGATCATCCTAAGTTAGATTATTATGTATCAACAACTAACCAACATACATTAGATTTAGCATATAAATATAACCATAAAATTATTATGTCTTATAGAGATTATAAGAATAAAGCGTGGAGTCTTTTTGACTCAAGTAAAAGCCAGATGTTAGATAAAAATCAAATGCCCATGTTAGGCCAAGCAATAGATTTAAAAAATATAAAAGTTATGCTTTCTATATCTCCTATAATTAGAAACACAAAAGAAGAGTTAGATTTAGTAGACAAAACCAAACAGTCTTATGACACAGAATACTTTACTTATAAAGAATTTAACTATTTTATAAAAAATTTAAAAAATAGTAATGTAGATCAATTACTATTAGGTGCGAACTCTGATGAAGAAAAAATAAAAGTTTTTGAGTTTATAAAAAATTATAAAATATTAAATGCAACTAAGCCATAGTTGTATTTATAATAAAAATAACAAAATATCCTAGGAGGAATAAAATGAATACAGAACAACTAAAGGCACTACTAGCATCTTATGGTCGCTCAGTGCTTGCATCAGGTCTAGCGCTATATATGGCGGGCGTTACAGATCCAAAGGATCTATGGACTGCACTAGTAGCAGCAATCGCTCCAGTAGCAATTAGAGCAATCAATCCAGCAGACAAGGCTTTTGGCGTATTGCCAGATGCCAAGGAAGTAGAGAAGGCTCTTA